GAACATTAGGAAAAGTTTTTTTAGTAGCATTTAAATTATCTTCACGTCTTTTCAATTCTGCTCTGCCACGTTCTGCGGATGCTTTTGCTCTCGGATCTTTTTGACCATAGTGCGTATGGAGCTGTGTCAGGGCCTGAAGCGTCGGTGTGTCGATCTTTTCCAGATTTGCTTCTTCTAAATCAATTTCTTCATTAGTAGCAGATACTTTAGGTTCATTAATGCCCAGAGCCTTGCCCCACTTCTTACCAAGAGCCAATCCACGACCAGCTGCACGCTTCTTATTTTCTTCAGGTGTGTTGCGGTCTGGGTTTGTCTTTGATAGGTAGTTATTTAAGACAGGCCCGCTATGTTTAAGCTCATCAATTTGATCTGCTTCTTCATTGGTCTCTTTTTTAGCAGGTGTAGTAGGTGTAGTAGGTGTATTAGGAGTCTTTTTCTTCCAACTCGGCAAAACTGATGAATAATTTCTTACATAACCTTTATCAATCATTTTTTGATTATCCATTACATCATATACATTACGATTAAGAGCTTCATTAGTCTCTTTTTTTACCATATTAAAATAACGCTCCGCTCTGTCCCTGAGTTTCTTATGGAGTGCATCTCTCTGTTTACCGAGGTCCTTAGGAAGGTGTCCGATCTTCATGTGTTCTTTATGGATGCGTTCAGCTTTTTTGTAATCAGCTTCTGTTCCGAAATGTTTTGCTAACAGCTTGACGTTCTCTGAATGATCATTATTTTCTTCATTTTTACGATATTTATTCACAAGATCCTTAGGATCGATACCGTTTAGGGTCGCTTCATTTACCTTGAGACCCTTATCATAGTCACTGATATTCTTATCAATTCCAGTCCTAATGCTGTTTGTTTTTTCTATACCATTGAAAACGTTGGGTTGGTCTGTGATGCCAGGAACGAGTTTCTTTGCTTTTTCTATAGCAGCAGGAAGGTCCCCGTGCATATCCTTGAAATTCTTCTCGCCCTGTGATAGCGGTTGTTGGATCTCGCTGATGAGATTCTTAAATTTCTTCATTTTCGGCACCTTCGTATGAATCTGCTGCTGTTTCTAATGAAGAGTCATCCTCATTAGCTGATGTATTTCCAAAAACACTAGCAGCAACGTCAGCATACATATTATTAATATGAGCTGAGACCCTTGATCCCATCTCTGCAGCAACTGCCGACTTCAGATCAGCTGCATTCTTATCCCACGCATATGCTAAAATATTTTCTACGTTGCTCATGTTTCCTCCAATAATTATGTTATATTTATATTATCTTGATGTTCCGATTGCAAGATTAGGTTTTGTTTTTATGGTTGAGACAGGTTTAGGTGCAGGTCCTTCAGGTTGTTGCTCTTGCTCTTGCTGTGCGACATCAGAACCTTCTTCCTGTATCTCCCCCATCATCTGTTTGATATCATCATCTGTTTGTTTAAGGATGTTCTTCCTCACCCAGAGATCAGAGTAGAACCTGCCGATGTATGGTTCTACCTGTTGTAAAAGCTGTATCCTATTCTGGAGAACTTCTGCTTCTTTAAATTCTTCGAAGTGATTATCGATTGTAAAGTCAAACGATATAGCATTTTGGATCTCAGGCCAATCAGATTCTGATACGATGCCTTTGAGGATCAATTGTTTTTCTAATGCCTTAGCAAACAGTTGTGAGAAGCGCTTACGCAATCTTCCCACAAACTTCGTGAACTTTACTTCATCCCTAGAGATTTCTGCAGAGCGACCCAGGTTGAATCCTGCTGAAGATGGTTCTAATCTTGAGATAGGAACATTCAATGCCTGATACAACTTACGTTGGAAGTAAGTGACATCCGAAAGCTCACCGAGGTTCTGACCTGCAGGAAGAGTCGTGATCTCTGTGCCCCGGTTGCCTTCTCTTCTCGGCAACCAATAATCTTCAAGCATCGTCATGTACTTGCGGTCGTCACGTACCTCACCTGTAGACGCATCATACACGAGACGATTCTTATGCTTGATCATCATGTCACGGAGATACTGTTCTGCTTTGACCTTGGGGAGATTGCCCACATCGATATAGAATATACGGCGCTCAGGAGCGCGGGAGATACGATAGATGACAGTCGCATCTTCTAATGTTCTTAATTGATTGAGGGGTTTGATCGCTTTTTGGATATATGAATATACTAGCGCATTGTTCTTGTCCATCAATCCTGACGTGACATGAAGGATTGCATCGATTGCTATCCTAACACCACCTGTCGCAGATGTGTCCATCGGAAGGCCTGCATTGCCGCCTGCAGGGAGGAAGCTCCTGTCATTATATACATAATACTCTCTCTGAGTATTCGTGACAGTGATCCCGCCTTTTGATTTCCTCTTGATCTCACGGATCTTACGGATCTTTCTCGGATCGACGTAACGGAGTTCTTTGATACCTGATCTAGGATTCTCTTCATCGATGATCACATGATAGTACATCCTACCATCGACATACCATCTCTTGAATAATTCATAAGATTCAAAATTAAAATTGAAGAGGGTCAATATATTAGTGAATTCTTCACGGATCTTATCTTTTACGGGATCCGAATAATTGACTTTATCGAGATTAATCTCTACGATGTTATCAGCATCAGTATCGATAGCTTCATTGACGATATCGTCAATCGCCATCTCTAATTCAGGTTGTAAGGAGATTTCTCTGTATTTGGAGACTAGCTCTGCTTCTGTCCTTGCTGTGCCATCAAGGTCAATATAGGTGCCATATGCGCCACCTGCAGCAACGACCATCGCGCCATCATCTTTTACCTCTGGGGCAAAAGATTCGACTGGTTCTTCATCTTTTCTGGTGATGCTAAATCCAAATAACTGCATAATAATGTTTTTCCTTAAGAATGAGAGCCGCTACATGTTATATTTATAACGGCTCTCAATCCTTAATTTTTACGAACCACCAGCATTTCCAGTAGTGCCTGGTAATACTTGGAATGTATCATACTGGAATTGTACTTGGAATTCTTCGATCACATCTGTATCTGCCCAAGCAAGATCAATCGGAGCGATGACTTGTGGGAAGATCCCGTTGAACTGATATGTTCTTAGGATCTCGCCAGCCTTGCCAAACTGAGTGACTGTTGCTTGTGACTTGTATAGACCAGGTGCTCCTGATCCAAGAGCAGTTGTATTTGTCTGATAAAGGCTGATATAGTTATTCCAATTTTCCATTGAATTTCTTACTATAAAGTCTTCATCATTGATGATAGTTACCGTCCATGGAGCAAACACACGATCACCCGCCATCTTGAGTTTTCTTCCGAAGTAAGGTACTTCAATCAATCCTAATTCAGAACTTGGTAGCTGAGCTGTCTTACACAGAAATGGTAACTTAAAATCAGCTACTGGGTTGATAGGATTGCTGATGATTACTTGGAATAGAGAAGGCCTAGCGCCACCGAAGGTAAGCTGAGCTCTGATATCGTTAATATTGAAAGCCATTGTTCTAACCCTCCCCCTTAAAATCTACCAACAATTTCTTCGAATTCTACGCCAGTGCGTACAGCCACGAAGTTTAGCTGGATGAAGTTGATAGAACGAGCAGGCTTAATGTAGATATCACCTCTGAACTCATTACGATCAATGACCTCTGGAGTATTGTTTGTGTCATCACAGACCACTCTGAAATCATAGATGCCTCTTCGACCCTGTACATCTCTTAAGAAAGGTTCGACTAGGTTACGGAATGAAGCTCTTGTAAATTCATCATTGAACTCGAACAATGTGAACTTAGAAGCAGTAGCAATCGCCTTCTCAAGAACAATGAACAATCTGCGTACATTGATTCTGTCGAATGCTGAAGGTTTGGCAAGTAGAGTCTTATCACCATACAATACAACACCCTGACCTGGGAAGTTAACTACTGGGTTAATTCCGTTCTTATAGAGTTGGTCACGGTCTGCTTTGTCTGGATTGAATGCCAATTTAACAACATTCTTGATCTGACCTCTGTTAAATCCTGCCGGTGAGAACCAAGGATCACGAGTATTGTCTGTTCTTACACAAAGACCAGCAGTATCGCCATTCATCGGTACATAGCGATATACGTCATTATACTTGTCGTATTGATACTTGTAACCAGAATCAAGGACAGCATATGATGTTGATCTTAGAAGGTTTCTAAAATCAATTACGTTCTGAAGTTCACGAGTCGGAGCATTTACTGTATCTGTCTGATCAGGAGAAACAAACGCTACGCAATCTCTTCTGTATTCGCAAATATTATCGATGATATAATTTGCTAGTTGCTCGCCATTTCCGCCTCTTCCTTTACCACCAAGAACTAATGAAATATCAATGTCTTCTGCGGATTTAAATTTATCATAGGCTATTGCTAAGTTAGCAACCGAAATATTAGTTTCAGCTGCACCGTCACCGCCACTTACGAAAGAGAATATTTTACTTGAAGTAATATTTGGACCTGAGAAAGAATCGCTCGTAGCATTTGATCCGAGATAATCTCTAGTTGACCATACATATTCTGAGCTCTGATTTAGAACATCGCGATAGTATATTGATCCGCCTTGTTCGCCTCTAGCGTCTGTTGCTCTAGAAAGATTTGGCCAAACTTCAAGAATCTGTCCAGGAATGCCAGTGATAGCACCATCTTCGTCTGCAACAACGATATGAACTTCATCTGCAATGCTTGTATTTGAAGTTCTACTTGCAACATAATTTGAAATGCCAGGTGCAGTATCTACAGAATTAAAGTATTCCCAACGTCTTGTAAAAATATTAGTTGTTGAATTGGCAGAAGCTTCTATAGAAATGTCAGATCTTTGTTTAAATGTATCATCGAATGTGACATTAAAGAATGAATTGCTTGCTGGTCCAGCAACGGTAATTGTTTGGACTGATCCAAGAGTAGCAATCTTCATGTATTGAATGCCTGTAGTAGTATTTCCTACTTCAAGAACATCGCCTACAGTAAGTCTGGTTAATAAATCCGCACCCATCAAAGCAGCAGTAGCTGTATTTTGAGTGTAACCAAAAGAAATATTTGCTACGCTAGATCCAACTGGTAGTGAAAATTTAGTATTTGCAGTTGTTAAAGCTGAAATTTCCGTATTTGTTCCGTTATAAGCATATTTTACTTTAGAAAACGCATTTGCTGAAGGACATACTGAAATCTTAAGTGAATTACCCAAGACACCAGGATATTTTGCGGCAAATGCAGTATTAGCTAATGTTGCCAATGTTGAATACTGATATTCAAAATCTGTTAAATTTTTAATAATTAAATCGTCTACTGTTCCAGTATTTGCTACAGCTGTATTACCGCCTGCATTTGCTCTTGAGATATAAAGCTGATTACCGTATGCTAGAAAGTTAGCAGCAGTAAAGAATGTTTCGAAATTATTTGCTGTTGGTTTACCGTACTGATTGACCAATTCATCCTCAGAAGAGATAAGAACTCTTTCTTCTATAGGACCCCAACGAAAAACTCCTGCAAAAGCACCTTCTGTAGAAGATACCGCAGGAACGATAGTTGTTAAGTCAATTTCTGATACGTTAACACCAGGACTTATTTGAAATGCCATTTGTTTCTCCTTTTATAATATAAACAATCATATCTTGTACGTTTATTTATAAAATCTCAATTTAGAAGAAATCGCTCAAATTCGTTGTCAGTCATAGGACGTGGATTGATTTCTTCTCGCCCGTCATCGATGATCCCGAATGGTGTAAAATCATCTTCTACTTCTTCTACGATCCTTTTTCTTATGTCAGTATTAGAGACATCTTTGAAGTAATTCTGGTTGACCATCCATGCAAACAACACTAGACACATCACGAGATCGTCATGATATCCTTCTTCTGCATTATATGATGTTCCGTCTACGACATAAGTAGATAGCTCATTGATGACATCATAGTCATTCAGAAATATCTTATCACCTTCGATGATAGACTTGAGATTTGAGCATCCTATCCGCTTCGTGACCTTAGTCGTCTTGATGCCTAACCTGTTCTGATTCCCAGCTCCGCCGATCACAGTTCCTTTACGCCCGCTCATCTTAGTCATCACGACATTCTCATACTCGAGATCTTGATGTAGGATATTGACGACCTGAGATCCTATATTGACTTCGACTAGTATAGAAGCTTCATTATAATACCTCCCGATGCTAGCAAGACCT